ATCTAAAAAGAGAACTACAAGGCTATATATGGGCAAAAGATAAAGAGGGCAATACCCTAAATAAACCATCAGGTGAGCATCCTGACTGCATAGATAGTTTACGTTATGTACTAACAGACCAATTAGAGAATCCTAATAAAGGAGAATATTTTATCTACTAAAAAAAATATTAAAAAAGTTTTGTAGTTTAAAAAATGTTTATATCTTTACAGAGTAAAACAAAGTTTAATTAATACAAAGAACAAATGAAACAAGTACAAGATTACCAAGAATTGAGAACAAAACTAACTAACAAAGACATCGACAAATTATACTACTCACTTGTAGTACTAATAATGAACAGCAATAACGTTAGCTGTTTAGATAATTTAACTTCTAAACAACAGTATTATTGGAATACAGAACTTGAATTATTAAAAAAACTTGAAAAACTAAAATAAATTTAAAAAACAGGGGGAGGCAACTCCCCTTTTGTATAACCAATAATTATATTATGGAAAATCAAACAGAGTATTATCTAATACAAGAGTTAATAAAAAAAGAAAACAGGAAGCAAGTAATTAAAATGATTTTTGGAGGTATGGTAGTAGGGATAGGTGCAGCAGTAAGTTTAGTACTATTCTTAAATATGCTTGTTGCTTTTGATTGGTTAAGTGATGCAATAATAAAACTAATTGGAGGATTTTAAGATGCAACAAGCGTGTTGGTACGAAGAAATATATGTAGTACAGAAACCTACAAAGAGAGGTGGACAAAAAGGTTCTGATGTAACCTTATATATAGACTACAAAGGCAAAGGCAAAGTAGAAGGAAGTGAAACGTACCGACAGAACAGTAAAGAATTAGAACAAGCAATAGAGACAGCATATAGATACGCTTACAAAAGGTTTATCTTAAAACAGTAACTTTTTTCATTTGATTTTGTTTGGGATTGGGTAGCATTTAGCTACCTTTTCCTTTTTATACATATTAGTAACTTATTTATTGTAATTATATGAAAGTTGAAATAAACGTACCTGATTCACTTAACGAGATTACTTTAGAACAGTATCAAAGATTTGAGAAGCTGAATACGGAAGACAATCAAGGTTCTACATTCTTACTTCAAAAGATGGTAGAGATATTTTGTAATCTTGATTTAAAGGATGTAGCAGAGATTAAATACAAATCAGTACAAGAGATAGCAGTACACCTAAACAAAGTATTTGATACAAAGCATACATTGATTCCTACTTTTGAATTAGCAGGTGTAGAATACGGTTTTATACCTGTATTAGATGATATGACTTTAGGAGAGTATATAGACCTTGATGAGAACTTGGGAGATTGGCAAAGTATGCACAAAGCTATGAGCGTTCTATACAGACCAATTACATTTAAGAAAGGACACAAGTATAATATAGAAAACTATAACGGAATGAACGACAGATTAAAGTATATGCCTTTAGATGTTGTCTTTGCTGCTATGGTTTTTTTTTGGAATTTAAACAACGAGTTAATACAAACTATCCTGAACTATTTACAGAAGGAAGCGAACAAGCTGACTACTCAACAGAAGGAACGTTTGGAAGCAAGTGGGGTTGGTATCAATCAGTCTATGGAATCTCTAAAGGAGATGTTACCAAGTTTGATGAGGTTACCAAACTCAACGTACACGAGTGCTTAATGTATTTGGCATTTGAAAAAGATAAAATAGAATTAGAAAAGAAACTGATTAAGAAACGATGAAAGGGTTTTACAACGTAACAGATAAATTAAAAGATGCACTTATAGCAGAGCCATTTGTAAATACAGTTACATTCGGTTCTCTTGATGATGTTGATTTGAACAAACAAACTATCTTTCCTTTATCTCACATCATAGTAAACAACACAACAGTAGGAACTAAAACACTTACATTTAATATTAGTATTCTTTCTATGGATATTGTAGATATAAGCAAAGATGAGGTAGAAGATGTATTTGTAGGAAACGACAACGAACAAGATGTATTAAACACTCAATTAGCTTTACAGACAAGAGTAATTAATACTTTGCAAAGAGGTGATTTATATACAGACCTATACCAAGTACAGGGAGATGTAAGCTGTGAACCATTCGTTGATAGGTTTGAGAACAAGTTAGCAGGATGGGCAGCAACATTTGATGTAGTAGTACAAAACGATATGACAATATGCGACTAACAAAAACACAAGAGGCATTAGAAGCATTTAAATCGTTTGTTATACAACAAGCACGTACAAGGCTTTCTAAAGGGCGTAAGAACGTTTCTAAAGAACTTTACAATAGTTTGAAGGGTAATGTAAAGGAGATGCCTAATTCTATTCTCTTGGAGTTTGAAATGGAAGAATATGGATTGTATCAAGATAAAGGAGTAAGTGGTGTTGAAAAGAAATACAATACACCGTTCTCATATAAGTCAAAGATGCCTCCTATTAAACCATTAGCACAATGGGCAAAGAGTAGAAATATAAGATTAAGAGACGAACAAGGAAAGTTTAAAAAAGGTAACTACAATACAATAGGTTATTTAATATCAAGAAGCATATACAAGAAAGGAATTAAACCAAGTTTATTCTTTACTAAACCATTTGAACAAGCATTTAAGAAACTACCTGACGAACTTGTAGAAAAGTTTGGTTTAGACGTAGAAGATTTCTTGGCATACACATTAAAACAAGATAGATTGAGATGAGTACAAAGATAAACGTAAGAAGTCCATATTACATAGATGTACAAGAACCTACAAGACCTGTTGTAGAACTTACTTGTGCTTTAATTGCATTACAAGGCTTTGCAGTAGATGAGTTTGGAAACGTATCTTTACCAAATCCTGCCTATGGAGATATACTCTCTTATAGTTCAACTGATTCAGATTTTGCAGATGGTAAGTTTGATACTGTTTCAACAGATACTTCAAGAACAGTTACTTTTAGAATAAGCATACCTGACAACTTTAGTAATTCAGCAAATGATTATATTGAGTGTGATGCTACTACTATACAGACTGAATTTGTATGTACAGGTGGTGTAACAACAAATGGTAGTATTCCAAATCAATCTTTAAATACAGGAGGCAATACAGCAACTATTGATTTAAGTTCTTACTTTACGCAAGGTGTTGACCCAATAGCAGGATACAATATCACTAACAGTTATCCATCATATATAGAAACAAGCATTTCAGGAAACACACTAACAATATCTGCAAAACAAATAGCAGGAACAATAACTTTCTTTGTAGAAGCATTTGATAATGATATAGCAACTTGTAATGCAACACAATCTATACAAGTAACTTTAACTTCTCTTGTAACGTATGATTGTGATGATTCTTACCTATCAGGAGGGATAGTAAATCAAGATGGTAGTATTATAAACCCAAATGTAAATGGTGTAATAACTGCTATTAGAGAAACTGCTTTAGGTTCACCTATTACGAGTTTGCCTGCAAATAACACAGGTAGTTTTATAGAACATACTTTATTTTTTGACATTACAGTACCTACAGGATATACTAATGTTGGAAATACAGTACAATGTTCTAAAGACTTTACACAAGTTAGTAGTACTTTACCTGAGTTTACTTGTGATGTGGCATCTTTAACAGGTCAAGGTATATATTTGTCAGGAGCAATATTAACAGGAAATACTGAAGAGGGGACTATATCAAGGTTTACACCAACAAAATTTGCTGTTGTAAATTCAACAACCTCAAGAAACGTAACATTTTTTGTAACACCTCCTGCGAGTGGTTATTCTAATAGTGGAGGTGATGATATTCAGTGTGAAAAAACCCTTACTCAACCTGCTATTGAAGTGGGATGTGGGAACGAAATATATTATATTGCCGATACTGCCGCTGACTTACCGTCTGAAATTATTACACTTAATTCAAGTAGTAGCTATAACCACTATTTAGTAGGGTTTGAAATATATGCTCAATCATCAACTTTTGATGGTTTAATAGGAGACAATCTTTGTTGGTCATTTTTAGGTAAAAAAAGAGCATATAATGCAACAACAGGGGACTTTAAATTTCAGTTAATTAGAAAAACACCTTTTAATATTAATGGTGTATTAAAAAACAAAGCTAACGCTGATTACGATTATTACGTTGGAGTAAAAGGCACAGTAATTCAGGAAGTGTGGCTTTATAGTTATGTAAACAAAACATTTATACAGGTAGCGTAATGGCATTAAAAACAGCAAACTTAGAATTATATATTTATACAGGTACGGAGGGAGGATATACCTCTACTGACCTTAAATATACATTACAAAAAAGTATAGTAGGAGACAACACTAAAATACTATTTGAAATATCAGAACTTGTAAGAGACTATCTTAGTCAAACATTTAACAACGACTACGTTTCACAAGCTGTATGGGTTACTTCTGTAACTACACTATTTGATGATAACGATACAGTATTTACTTATGGCTCACCAACTATAGAAACATTTCTTGCTTTAGATGGTTATGGATATTTTGAAGATGAAATAAACCCTGAACTTACTCGTAATGCTTTATTGACTGCTAACACAATTTATTTACCTGAAAGCACAGCAGGAAAGTTAGCAATATTTGCAGAAGGCGTTGGCAAAGTTACGATTGATTCAGTAGATACAGAAATAACAGACAACGGTAATACTAACCAAAAGATACAATACGTTACAATTCCTGCAGATAGTTCTACGATACAAGTTTACGATACGGATGACACTACACTACTAAGAACAATTATCGTAAATAATATATGTGAGCCTAAGTTTACACCTTACAAAATAACATTCGTAAATAAGTATGGTGCATATCAAGACCTTTGGTGTTTTAAAAAGAGCATAGAAACCTTTAATGTAACAGACGAAAGATATAAAAGAAACACAGTTGTAAATAACTCTGTTGAATATCCTTTGTACAATGGACAAGAAGAAAGATACAATACAAACGCAAAGCAAAGTATCACATTAAACACAGGATTTATAAACGAAGATTCTAATAGTGTAATAGAAGAACTATTCCTTAGTGAAAACGTATGGATAAGAAAAGATTCTAAAACACTTCCTATAATACCTAAGACAAAAACATTAACATTTAAAACAAGCGTAAATGATAGATTAGCAAACTACACAATAGATTTTGATTTTGCTTTTAACAAGATAAACAATGTACGTTAATGTTAAACTTACAACTATACATAGAGGGTCAAGAAGTAGATTTATACGAAGATGAATCAGTAACACTAACTCAAACTTTACAAGATGTAAAAGATATTGAGAAAGTATTTACAGACTTTAGTAGAACCTTTAATGTTCCTGCATCTAAAATAAATAACAAGATATTTAAGCACTTTTACAACTATCATATAATAGGATTTGATGCACGTAAAAAGAAAGATGCTGAATTATATCTAAACTACAAACCTTTTAAAAAAGGTAAAATAAAATTAGAAGGTGCAACAAGAAAAAACAACAAAGCACACACATACAAAATTACATTCTTTGGTAATGGAGTAAACCTAAAAGATTTATTAGGAGATGACAAGTTAGATGCTTTAGCTATGCTAAAAGAGTCGTTTAATTTTACTTATAGTGATGCTAACATAAAAACCTATATGCAAAGTGGTTTAGATGTTACAGCAGGAGGAATAGACTTTAATGATGCAATTATATTCCCATTAATTACGCACACAAAAAGACTTGTTTACGATTCTACAAGCAGTTCAGCTTACGACAATACAGACACACAGAACAACATAGCCTACGAATCAGGAAGTACACACGGACTACAACTCTCACAATTAAAACCTGCACTTCGTATTTATCCTATTATAAAAGCAATAGAACAACAATACGGATTAGAATTTAGTGAAGATTTCTTTAGTACTACTAATGAACCTTTTTACAATCTGTACTTGTGGTTGCATAATAAAACAGGAGGACTGTTTGAAGATGAAGGTAATGTAACACCTGTTGGTAATTTTAATTTAGTAAGTGTAGATGGTTCTGTAATAGACTTATATGACAACTATTTTACTACACCACAAAAAGGACAAACAGGAGGTGCATCAAGAAAAGAAAGATACTTAGATGTTACAGCTATACCATCAGTTGCAGACCCATTTAGTTTAATTATATATAAGAACGGTGAAGTATTTGAAAGGTTTGACAATGTAACAAGAGATGCAAACGGTGAATATAGAGTTGTAGATTTAGAACTTGAAGCAGGTGATTATACTTTTGCTATAGAGTCAGATATACCGAGTACATACGATTTTAGATTTTATGTAAAAAGAAAAGCAACAGGTGGTTTAGGATGGAGAGATGTAGCTTGGACAGGTAGTGCAGAGGTTTTAACAGATGTACAACTAAGAGCAGCAAATCAATTACCTGACATAAAAGTAATAGACTTTCTTACTTCTTTGTTTAAGTTGTTTAATCTTACTTCGTTTCAAAATGACGAAGGTATAATAGAGGTAAAAACATTAGATGACTTTTACGCAAGCAGTACAAAGATATGGGATGTAACAGAGTTTATAGATAAAACAGAGTCAAGTGTTGATTCGGTATTGCCTTACAAACAAGTAAACCTAAGATACGATGGACACGACAACTTCTTTGCTAAAAACCATAGCGAACTATTTAATCAAGAATGGGGAACATTAAAGTACCAAGCATCAGAAAAGTTTGAGGGTCAAGCATACACCATTACAATACCTTTAGAGCATTTTAAATACGAGAAGCTAAAAGATATTAATGGAGATAGTTTTACAGAGTTACAATGGGGATGGAGTGCTGATATAAAGCAAGAGCCAAACTTAGGTAAACCATTATTGTTTTATCCAATACAACAAAGCGAACAAATAGGCGTAATAGAATCGGATGGAGATTTAGTTTCTCACACAGGCGTTTACATACCATCTAACTCTGTTGATATTACAGACAGTAAGAATTTAAACTTTAATGCAGAGCCTAATGAATTTGCATTAGTTCCTTTTGAGAAAACATTGTTTGCAGAGTATTATAAAAACTACGTTAAAGAAATATTTGACCCACAAAGAAGGTTAACAACAACCAAAGCATATTTGCCTTTGTCGTTAACTATTAATTTAACATTAGCAGACAAGTTACAGATATTTGAAAACCTATATAGAATAAATAAGATTAGTACAAACTTTGAAACTAATCAATCTACATTAGAACTAATAAACATAAAAGAACAAGCAGGAGAAACAATAGAAGTTACACCAACTGTTCCTGATAAGTTTGTTCCAAGAAATGTTTGTATTACAGTAGACTCTAAAACTTACAAAACTGACAATATAATTTTAACTACTGATATTGGATGTAACACAGAAGGTTTAGAAATTATATCAACTAATGAAGTTGTACCTGATGATGTAGCACCAAACAATACACCTGACCAAGTATTAATAGATACACCATTAATTGTAACACCTCCTACATTGGCTAATCAAGTACAACCTGATGCAACAAGCACTTCAATATTTATTAAACATTCAATTACTGAATTAGGTTTAGTAGGCACAACTGCACAGGTAGATGAGTACGGGTTCTTCTATTCTACAAATGCAAGTGATTTAACCTCAACAGATGTAGACACATTGAAAGCTAATAGCAACGTAACTAACGTACCATTTAGAACTACATCGTTTAATAAGCACACAGTACCTAATGCAGTTACCTTCGAAGTTACAGGATTGACTAATGGAGATGTAATTTATTGGAAGTTCTATGGCAGAACAAACATAAGTGTTAACTACGCAAAAGCGGATGCAATAACTGAAGTTAAAACTAACGCAACTCTGTTAGGTTGTGCAGGTGATTCTTATGCGAGAATAATTGTACAAAACGATGAAACTACTGCAATAACAATTACAGCAATAGATAACGGTGTTGAGAAAACATATCCTGCAGCAGCAGGTTCACAAGTATATCTAAATGGTTGTATTTGTGAATATATAACAGCAACAGGTAACTTTACAATAATATTAAAAGAAAATCCTTGTTAATATGATTCAAAATATATTAGACTTATTAGAGTTTGCAAGAGACGAGAAATGGAAAGGGCAATACATAGATATTGCTTTAGGTAAAAATAAATATCCTGAATCAATTAAGGAAGCATACAAACAATTTAGACAATGGCAGTAAAAAAGACAATAGAACTTGAAGCTAAAGTAGATAAAGCACAAAAAGATTTAGATGGTGTAGCTAAAAGCGTACAGCGTATAGATAACAACCTTGAAGAAGTAAAAGATACAACAGGTGGCGTAGCGAAAGGTGTTAAGGGAATTGGTAACGCACTAAAAGCTGCAGGTATAGGTTTAGCAGTTGCTGCTTTTGCAAAGTTAGCAGAGGTATTTAATCAGAATCAAAAAGTAGCTGATGCCTTTAATACCACATTTGAAGTATTAAGTTTAGCTTTTAATGACTTTTTTAAATTTCTTGATGCAAACGTAGGAACTGTTATTGACTATTTTAAAGGACTATTTAACAATCCTACACAAGCAATAAAGAACTTTGGTCAAGCACTATTAGATAATGTAATAGAAAGAGTTAAAAGTGCATTAGATGCTTTAGGATTTTTAGGAGATGCTGTTGTAAAAGTATTTAGTGGAGATTTTGCAGGTGCAGCAGAAAGTGCTAAAAGCGCAGGAAAAGAATTGTTTGATGTAGTAACAGGAGTCAATAACACATTTGACAAAGTAGCTGAAGTAGTACCAACAGTTGTAAGTAGTATCACAGATTATGCTAAATCTACATTAGATGCTGCTAAAGGAACAGTAGAACTAAACAAACAAGCAGAGGTTGCTGCAGTTATCAATCAAGGTCTAATCGAGAAGTACGATAGGCAAGCTGAACAACAAAGACAATTAAGAGATGACGAAACAAAGACCATAGAAGAACGTATAGCAGCTAATAACCGTTTAGGAGAGATATTAGACGAACAAGCAGAAAAGATGCTTGAAAACGTAGATATTACGATTAGAGCAGCACAAGCTGAATACGATAAAAACCAAAACCAAGAAAACTACATAGCTTTATTAGAAGCACAAAACGAAAGAGAAGCAGTACTTGCACAAATAGAAGGTTTTCGTTCAGAACAAATATCTAACCGTATTTCTTTAGAACGTGAAGCTGCAGATTTAAAGAAAGAAGCTGACGAAGCTGAATTAGAAAGATTAGAGGCAAAGAAACAAAAAGAAATAGAACTTGAACATCAGAAAAAGGAATCTATATACGGTGCTTTAGATGCTTCTATTGAAGCGGCAGGTGAAGAAACTAAATTAGGAAAAGCATTATTTTTAGCTAAACAAGCTATGATGATTCAAGAGCAGGTAATGGCTGCTAAAGTAACATTACAAAAGATACTACAAAAAAGTGCAGAGGGTAGTGTTGATTTAGCCGTAGGTGGAGCAAAGGCTGCAGCATCTGCACCTCCTCCTGCTAACTTAATTAACATAGCAATTTTTGCAGCACAAGCAGCAGGTATTATATCTTCTATAAAAAGTGCTGTTAACGCAGCTAAAAGTACTGTTGGTGGTTCGGCAGGTGGAGGAGGTTCAATATCCGCACCAAGTACTCCACAAGCACCTGCGTTTAATGTAGTAGGAGCAGCACCTGAAAACCAATTAGCACAAGCAATAGGCGAACAAGAACAAAGACCTGTAAAAGCATACGTTGTAGGAGACGATGTAACAAACCAACAAGCACTTGATAGAAAAATAACAGAAGGTGCTTCAATAGGGTAACAAATTTTAAAAAATATTATTGTATTAGTATGGATATAGTAGAACTATTTATAGATGAAGAAGATGCTATTGGAATTGAAGCTATTTCAGTTGTTGAGTCTCCTGCAATAGAGGAAGATTTTATAGCACTTAAAAACCAAGAGTTTAAACTTGCAGAGGTAGATAAAGAAAAGCGTATCTTAATGGGTGCAGCTTTAATACCTAATAAGCCTATCTATCGTAGAAACGATGACAACGAATATTACATTTACTTCTCACGAGATACAGTTCGCAAAGCAAGTGAATTATTCTTTATAAACGGAAACCAAAACAACTCAACATTAGAGCATCAAGTTCCATTAA